CCCACTTAATAAGTGCGAACGCGTATCTCGGCAGATCGCCCCTGCAACATTTGTTGCAAAACCGGGCGAATGGGCTCAGGTTGAGTCCGACGGTTCACTGATCAATGTAGAGGCCGGCGTAAATGCAAAAATCAACAAACTCGTTATTGGCAGTGCATCATCGAACCAATACGAGTCTCATGACGTTGAGGTGGGGCGCATCACCTCGATGGAAAGCCATGGAATCCGCTGCAAGGTCGATACTGTTGGTTTTCACGATGTTGTTTCCCAGGGCGACGAACTCGTCGTTTCGAGCGCGTCGGATTCCCTTGGCAAACTGATGTCGGTCAACAGGGCAGCTTCGGGAACATACGAGGTTGTTGCAAGGGCAGAAGAAGTGAATCTCACAACCGGCTATCTCATTTTCAGAACCGTGTCTCCGTATATGAAGGCCGTTTCTCACGCAAGTACGAGCGCGAGTGCTTCGGCCAGCCCGTCGGCAAGTGTGTCGGCGAGTCCTTCCTAGTCAATAAAAAGGTTGGGGCCGTACCTTTAAATCGGCCCACGTTTAACTGAACGAAATCAGTAAAACTAAAAGTTTCTAAACCAAATTAAAAGGAGCCAAGTATGTTGCGAGATCTTTCTGCGGTCCAGTTTAACGAGGCCTTCCTCGAAAAAATTGCGACCATTGAAGGGCAGGCGCAACTTACAGAGGCCGGTCGTCAATACGTCAAGACCGAGCTTCTGGAAGCTGCGTTTTCGCGCGCGATAATTCCCCAGGAACCAGTCACGACATCTGATTGTCAGAGGAACATCAACGACAATTCCCTGTACATCATTCGCGACATCGAACCCGAGGCAGCGGCCGTCGGCGTCGACAACCTGGGTGAGCCCAATGGCAAATACGTGAAGGGTGAAAGGTACATCATCCCGATCGTGAACTTTGCCACAAACCGGTTCCAGATCACCGTGGAAGACCTTCGTGCGTACCAGTACAAAATCACGAAGCGTATCGAGGACAAATCGGTGCCAGTCCTCGAAAAATTGGAAGACAAGTTCTTCCTTCGTCTCGTCGGCGCCGCTGTTGGTGTTGCCTCTGCCGGTTCCCAAAAAGCCGTTGCATACGCGGCCGGCGACAACACTCTGGAAATTTCGACACGCGACATCGTCAAGATCAAGAACACTCTCGCGTCTGGCATCAATGGCAGCGATGCAAAGCGCAAAGAGGTCGGCTGCATTCTCATGTGCCAGGAAGCATTCGAAACCGCAGTCATTCTGCCGAGTGCCGGCGATGACTTCGGTAAGGACCGTGTTCTGAATGGTATCTCTTCGGATACCCTCTTCGGAACAAAGGTCGTTCGGACAATCAAGAGCGATGTTCTGCCGCGCGGCCACATGTGGGCCTTCACGACCCCGGACTTTTTCGGCCACAATTTCGCATTGGGCGATCCCAATTTCGAAATCAAGTCGAACTTCGGGCTCATCGAATGGCAGACGAAGGAATCAATCGGAATGGGTATCGGGAACGCCCTTTCCGCAGCGCTTATGACTCTCAAGGGTTCCGTGAATCCGGGCGGGTCGACCCCTCTCGTGGTTACATCAGACGGAACAGTTCCTCAGGCAATTCTGGATTACTACGCTTCTCTAAAGGTGTAAGCCTGAAAGAAAGCGTATCGTTGGCGAAAAAAAAGGCCTGGCCCATCGGCCGGGCCTTTTTGACAAGAAATAAGAAGGTTTATTATGGCACTATCATTAAGCGAATATAGAGATGCGTTGCGCACGTTTCTTAAGGATAGCCCTGAACTAAATAGATTGTTAAAATTTGAAAAAGAAAACACAGATCCTCAATTGGATCTTTATTTAAATATGGCAATTGGTTTCTTGAATTCAATTCCACCTTACATAGGGCCGTTTAGTTGGGAAAATTTTCCGATACCAAATCTTGTAATACATCAAGCCACAATTGAATCTTTAATATCAAATAGTATTGTTCAGGCAAGAAATGAATTAACTTATAATAACGGCGGCGTCACTCTTAAAGTTGCAGACGGCGCAAGATACGTCACGATTATTCAATTAATATATCGCGCAACCGATCAGGAAATAAGCGCATTGAAAAACATAAAAATAGCCATCAATATTCAACAGGGATATGGCGGCGTTTCAAGCCCATATTCCTATTTGCATGGAAGATCAGCAATTCTTAATCCCAATTCAATATTGGCTGGATAATTAAAAAGGAGTATTCATGGAACAGACAACTCTTAAAAAACAGGCTTGTGATGCAGGCAGAAGAGCAGCTTCTGCAGCTAAAAAAAGCATGCCTATGAAAAAACTCGCCCAAGGAGATTCAACAGCTTTTGACGAACGTGTTCCATCAAACGATGTAGGAATGCAAATGTCAGAAACTCAAGGTCAACCCCAGCCAATGAAAGAAGCTGACCTTGCTCCTGGTTCAGATCAATATGCAGCCGTTCCAAACGCAGAAGGATTTCAAAATGCGGAAGGAATGGATGAAGGATTGCCGGCTGCGCCCCCGGAGATGATAGGGGCGGCCCATTCGTTTTTAGGCCCGGATGTCATGCAGGCCGCAATAGGAGGCGACCCAAACGCTCAGGACCTCATAGCGCGAACAGCAGCGCAGGTAGGAAGCGCTTTCATGACTATGTCTGCCAATACCCAGCCTCAGCAGGATATGGGCGCACAGCCAGGCATGGAGGGCATGGAAGGTCAGGAACAGGCTCAGATGGCTCCGCCAGCAATTACCTCTCCTGAAGAGGATTTGGCGGCCGAACTGGTGCCAAATGTGATTTCTCCAGTCCCACAGGCCGGAATGAATCAAGGGATGGCAGAACCAATTCCTGGTCAGTCCGCTCCAGAAGGGGCAGCTCCTGCCGAAGGAGAGCCAGAAGGTGAAGGAGAAAATCAGAAAGTCGATATAGGAACTGTTGCAAAATTAATCAATCTTGCGAAAGCAGGAAAAATTTAATCTGAATTTTCAATCAACTTAAAGGAGAAACCTATGGCAGATTCACCGTCAATCAGCCCGTCAGCTTCTGAAAGCACATCGGTAAGTCCCTCAGGGTCAGCCAGCGCATCGGTAAGTCCCTCAGGGTCAGCCAGCGCATCAGTAAGCCCCTCAGGGTCAGCCAGCGCATCAGTAAGTCCCTCGGGGTCGGCCAGCGCATCAGTAAGTCCTTCCGGATCGGGAAGTCCTTCCGGATCAAAAAGCCCGTCCGCGTCACCAAGCGCTTCGCCGTCTGCGGCAATACCGGAAAAACCCATGCTCGAAATTTTAACACTGATGGAAAAGATCGAAAGGGTTTCCCGGTCGATAGAGTCAAGTTTTGTGGCCTACCCAGGACTCTGGGCGGTACTCAATAATGACGGCTCGATCGAAAACATCACAGAAGGGTCGAATGCGAAGGTTAATAAACTCGTTATTGGATCCAAGTCATCCAGTGTCTACGAGTCGCATGACACCGCGGTCGGAAGAATAACGACCATGGAAAGTCATGGCACAAGATGCAAAGTCAATTCCGGCGGATTCTACGGCAAAGTAAACCAGGGCGACAGGCTTGTGGTTTCGAGCTTTGCCAATTCACTCGGCAAGCTTGTATCCGTTGAAGAAACCGCAGAAACAGGAGATCATGAAATAGTTGCGCGGTGCGAAGAGGTCGATCCAAACGGCGATTGGATCGTCTTCAGGACAATGTCGCCAACAATCGTTTCTCTTTGATAATTAAAACATTTTTAAAGTCCATAGAGGCAATAATACTATTTATCGTACTATTGCCTCTTTTGGCTTAATAAGGTAGATAAGATGCGTTTGACAATAGGTATGCCAAGTTATAATAATTTTTCTGAAGTCTGGTTTACCATTCAGGCTTTAAGAATGTATCATAACTTAAAAGATTGTGAAATACTTGTAGTCGATAATTTTGGTGAAAAAAACATGGAAAAATTTATAAAACAAAATGGTAAAGGAATAGTTAGATATGAAAAATTTGTAGATCGCGTAGGAACAAGTTGTGCTAAAAATAAGATATTCGAACTGGCAAAAGGCGAAATGGTTATTTGCATGGATTCTCATGTTTTACTTAAACCCGGGGCTCTTGATAATATTCCTGTTACAGATGACTTGATCCATGGCCCATTAATATACGCCAGTACAAATTATTATTGTTGTGAATGGCTGCCGGTATGGCGCGGGAATATGTGGGGAATATGGGGAAAAAGTGTTACAAAACTGCCAGACAAACCATTCGAAATATGGGGAATGGGGTGTGGATTTTTTTTAACAAAAAAAAGCAGTTGGCTTGGTTACAATAAAAACTTTAAAGGATTCGGAGGAGAACAAGGATATCTTCACGAAAAATACAGAAAAGCAGGAAGAAAAGTATGGTGCTATCCTCAGTTCGTATGGATGCACATGTTTGATAGAAAAATACCTTATCCATTAGATATGTCATTAAGAGTGAGGAATTACATTATAGGATTTCAAGAATTAGGGCTTGATACCACTCCAATAAAACAGCATTACGGAGAAAAACTTTTTACAGAAGCAATGGCTAAAATAAATGGATAAATTAATAAGCGCGCTTTGCATTACTTATGGAAGGCCCAAATTGCTGGAAGAAGCAATTGAAAGCTTTCTCAGGCAGGATTATGCAAACAAAGAAATGGTCATTGTAAATGATCTTCCTGAACAGGAATTGGTTTTCGATCATCCTCGAATAAGAATTTTTAATCTTAAAAAACGGGTTGAAACAATAGGGGAAAAAAGAAATATCGCCGTTAAGCTGGCAATGGGAAGCATCGTTATTTGCTGGGATGATGACGATATAAATCTTCCATGGCGGATGTCTCAGGTTATGAATGTATTTAATTCTGATAAAAACATTAAATATTTTAATTTAAAAACAAAATGGTTATGGAGAAAAAACAATCTATCATTTAAACAAAGTTTGTGTGTTGGATTGCCGGCAATAGATAAAAAAACTCTTTTATATATTGGTGGATATAATTCATTAATAAGGGGAGAAGATACCGATTTAAATAAAAGAATAGCATTCAATTTGTTGTCACAAAATATTAAATTAATAGCTTTTTCAAAAGAAGAATGCCCAATTATTTATCGACAACATACAGGGTATTATCATCTTTCTTCAGTAAGCCACAAACCTGATGCAATGAAAATTATAGAAGATTCTGTAAAATCAAAACCAATTAGCGAGATAGTTGTTCTTAACCCTCATTGGGAACAGGACTGGTTGCAATTAACCAAGGAGGCGACATGTTATCAAAAATAACACAAAATTTTTTCTACAATGAATTTCGTCCAGCTGGTGCTCCTGTTACGTGGATGCCAATTTCTGATTATCAAAATATATTGATCACAATGCTGGCAAACAACCTGCAAATAGTACGGTCATCTATGCCTCCAGGGTCCACTATGACAATTTCATGTGGAGTAAGAGTTCTGTCAGATTTTAATCGTTTAGTAAGTCAGGGATATCATCCGTCTCCTACGAGCGATCATTTTTGTGGAAATGCTGTGCCGGTAGATTCTATTTCAGATAAATTCAAAAGGTATGGTCCTGTATATTATTTTTCAGTAGGAGCCGCGGATATAATTCCAAACGGAATGGATAACGATTTATTATTCAGAATGGCAGTGCAAATGACATTAAGAGGAGTATGCAGATTCGGACAGATAATTAATGAACAGGATATTAAAAAAGGCACAAAATGGGTCCACTTCTCAAATGATTATTCGAGTATATTCTCATCTGATATGGTTAAGTTTCTTAATAAACAGCCTTTTTTAACAACAATCGATGGAGGACTTACTTATACGCCATATCTTCCGGTATAGATTTTTACTCTGTTAATTTGTATAATTAAAATAAACGCTTGGATCAACTATGCAATTCACATCTGTAGACGTTGTAAAAACAAAAGAAAATTTTTATTATATTGAATGGGGATTTGCTCCAACAACCACGACTCCAGTTCCAACAACAGAGGCCCCTACAACTCCAGAACCGTTGGTTACCACTACCCCAGAACCGCATCATCCAGGCGGATTGCCTACCACTACCACCATGCCCCCGCTGTTTGATACAACGACTACGCCTGCGCCGGAATCTCCATCAACATCTCCATCAAGCAGCGCATCATCATCTGCCAGCCCTTCTCCTCCTCCAGAATCAGTTGATGATTATAATTTCCAAATATGGTGGAGCAGGGATCCTATTTCAGGATTTCTTGCTGTTCAAGATGTTAATGGGGATCCAATTGTAATAGATGGCGCGGTAGGTCCGCTTTGTTATACGCATCAAATACGTCAATACGATTTTAATCAAGATAATTATTATAAAATTCTTGCTATAAAAAAAGTTGAATTAACTCAATTTTTCTCTGAAACTGTTTTTATCGGAATGTTCAGCGACGGCATTCATGAGGTAATGAAATACAATGAAGAACTTCTTTACCAGCATTATCAAGGCGAACCATGTCTTATAATCAAAAGAAAAAGCTTTGGCGCGCGTTGCCCTGTATGCTGGTCTAAAGAACGCCAACAAATGATAAGATCTCATTGCGATACATGTAAGGGAACCGGATTTGTTACAGGATATTATCAAGCAATTAGAGAACAGGTTTCCTTTGATTCGGATCCTAAAAAATCTGATTCTCAAAAAGAATGGGAAAATGTATATGACACAATAAGGGCAAGGTTATCAAATTATCCTTTAGTGAGGCCAAAGGATTTAATTGTAAATCTTGACAATAATAAAAGATTCGTTATCACTCATGTTGAAACAACAAAGCTTCCAAAATTAAGCGAAAGCAAACAGGTACTTTCAAAACAAAATTATATTTTAAGTCAATTACTCACCCTCGAAGAACTTAATCCGGATGATAATGAATATTTCATAGATGTGGACCATATTCCTGAAGTTCCGCAAGGGGATGAAGGTGGAACAGGAAGCACTATTCCGTTTTTTAATGATCATCTTCCGGTAACGGTTGATCCTCCATTATCAATTACAGACAACCATCAACATGTAGTTTTAAATTACAGTTCGGATGATTTTAAATTAATAAATGGAATACTGGCTCTTAAAAACAGCACCGGATCGATAGGCACGGAAAGTTATATAGCCGCAGAGGTAATAGCGCCCGCTCTGAAAGTAGTTATTACAAACGGAGATGGAACAATATCTATTGCAGATTCTTCAGACAAAACGCAGGTTGATAAAGTTGTAGGAATAACATTGAGTGAAGCGGCTATGGGAGGATTGGTTGTTGTTCAAAAACTTGGAAAACTTGTGAATGTATCATGGAATTGGACAATAGGAAAAGGAATATTTTTTGATGATAATGGCAATTTAACCCAAACAGTTCCAGTAGGAGGTTATTGGATGAACATCGCAAAAGTGATAACTCCAACTATAATAGAGATTCTTTTACGACTTCCGGTAATACGGGTTTAGGAGAGTGACACATGCCAAAAACCAGTGTTATCATACCATCCAGAAATGAAAGATTTCTACAAAAAACAATTGATGATATTCTTTCAAAAGCTACAAAAGATATTGAGGTCATAGCTGTTCTTGACGGCTATTGGCCAAATCCAGCATTAAAAGAACATAAAAATTTAATACTAATCCATGTAACAGATCCGAGGGGAATGAGGCCGGCAATCAATTCTGCCGCTCAAATAGCGCGTGGAAAATATTTAATGAAACTAGATGCTCATTGTATGGTCGATAAAGGGTTTGATGAAAAATTAATGGCGGACTGTGATGACAACTGGATTGTCGTTCCAAGAAGATACAGTCTTGAGCCGGAAAAATGGGAAATAGCTAAAACTGGAAAAGCCCCTGTTGATTGTCATTATCTTTCTTATCCATATCTGAAACCGGAAGAAATCGGAATGCATGGAGTCCCATGGACCGAAAGAGCTAAGGCAAGGATTGATATTTTAATAGACGAAGAAATGTCCTCTCAAGGTTCTTGCTGGTTCATGCGCAAAGATTATTTCTGGAAATTTGGCGGAATGAGCTGTGAGGGATATGGAAATTTTGTTCAAGAGGCTCAGGAGCTTGGATTGAGAGCGTGGCTATCTGATGGAAAAATGATGGTTAATAAAAAAACATGGTACGCGCATCTTCACAAGGGGAAAACATATGGAAGAGGATATTATATATCACAACCTAAAATGGTTGCAGGCGCAATATATTGCGCAAATTTTTGGATGAGCAATAAATGGAAAGAAAGAAAACACGATATGGAATGGTTTATAAATAAATTTTGGCCCGTTCCAACGTGGCCTGAAAACTGGAAAGAACTTCGATTTAATAAGGAAACAAATGAATACTCTTGATCGCTCAGAATGGGATAAAGGAAGGGTTGGAGAATTAGGGTTTTGGAGAAATTTTCTTAATAATAAATCTAAAAAATATTTAATTAATAGACTTCTTCATCCTAGACTTCATTTTATGCTGGGGGATAAAAAGGAAGTCAGTATCGCCGATATTGGCGCCGGAGCGATATCTATTATAGGAAACACTTATGAAGGCGTCAAACTCAATATAACTCCTTCTGATTTTTTAGCTGACGAATACAAACAATTATTAAACGAATTAAATATCCATCCTTTAATTTATACTGAAAAACAGGACATGGAAAAACTAACTTATGACAATAATACTTTTGATATAGTTTATTGTCAAAATGCTTTAGATCATTGTTTTGATCCTAAAAAAGCAATATTGGAAATGATACGAATTTGCAAATCTAATGGATGGATATATTTTCGGCATTTTCCGCATGTGGCAAAACATCATAGATATCGTAATTTTCATCAATGGAATATTGACAAAACAAATAATAATGATTGCGTTGTCTGGAACAGACAGGAACAATTTTTATTATCAAGTTTGGCAAGTGGTTTTAATACTGAAACAGAAACAGGACGCATAGGGATGGTTGTAACAACAGGTAAAAAAGAAAATCTAAAGGAGGTGTCGTGAATTTAATTGAATGCTTGTCGCAAAAATATTCTTTTGATTTGTCTCAAAAATCACCTATACAGCTTCCATTAACGCGAAACGATCTTACAAAAATATTTAAGGAATTGGGATTTAAAACAGGAGTTGAGATAGGCGTTCAAGAAGGAATTTATTCCGAAATTATATGCCAAAACAATCCAGAAGTATCTTTGTTTTGTGTTGATCCATGGAAAGCTTATCGTCGATATCGGGATTTTGTAAGTCAAGAAAGACTTGATAAATTTTATGAAACAGCGAAAAAGAGATTAGAACCTTATAACTGTACATTTATAAAAAAATTTAGCCTGGATGCGGCTAAAGATTTTGCAGATAAAAGCCTAGATTTCGGTTATATAGACGGAAATCATGAATTCAGATATGTAGTAGACGATACCGATGAATGGATAAGAAAAATAAAAAAAGGCGGTATCATGGCTGGGCATGATTACAAACGATCAAAAGGCGATGCTCCATATCATGTAGTTGATGCTATTTCTGCTTATACTTATTCACATAAAGTGAAACCGTGGTTTATTACAACAGAAACAGATCATGATTTACCTAGGTCTTTTTTCTGGGAGAAACAATGGATTTAACAATATTATTTTACACATCAAATTATATAAACGAATCCTTCGCCAAGGAAATAAGGGATCAGTTAATAAGAGCTTCCGAAGGAATTCCTATAATAAGTATTTCTCAAAAACCAATGGATTTCGGAGAAAACATATGTGTTGGAGATATTAGCAGATCTCATCTTAATATTTATAGACAAATTTTAATAGGAGCAAAAGCAGCCACAACGGAGTATGTTGCATTGGCTGAAGATGATGTATTGTACTCTCCAAGCCACTTTACTTCATTTCGTCCAGACGGAGATACATTTGCATATAATTTAAATAAATGGAGTATTTTTACATGGGTAAATCCTCCAACATTTTCTTATATACCGCGAATGGTTATTAATGCATTAATAGCCCCAAGAAAACTTCTTGTTGAAGCTTTAACAGAAAGATTTACAAAATGGCCTGATGATACAAAAACACCTGTTAAATATTGGGGAGATTTAGGTCGTTATGAAAATTATCTTCATGTTACAGTTAGAAAAACAACAACTTTTAATTCTTCTCAATGTAATATTGTGTTTTCGCATACAGATGCGTATGGATATCTTGGATTAGGAAATAGAAAAAAAATGGGAGATCAAAGAGTAACAGAATTAGACGGTTGGGGAACCGCATCGGATATAATAAAAATCTTCAAGGAAAGAAACCATGAATAATATAGAAGATATAATATTTACAAATAAAGGTAAATGGCTCATGAAAATGAGCGAACGGTTAATGATATGCGGAATGGCTTCATTACTACATCCTGCCAGTATTTTAGAACTTGGGGTTTATCTTGGAAAATGTTCTGAGCAACTTTCAAAATTAACACCTATAGTTTATTGTGTCGACCCAATGAGGCATGAAGAATTAGCATTACCTTCAAATTGTTATTTTATACAATTAACAAGCGATGAGTTTTTCAAGTGTGTTGCTAAAAACAATACATATGATTTGATTATTGTCGATGCGGATCATACAGAGGAAAATGCGTACAGGGATTTAAAAAATTCTATTCAATATGGAAAGTACATTTTAATGCATGATAGCGCGAATCCTGAGTGCAGGCAAGGATACAAAAAGGCCATACGTGAATGCGGGGATAAAATAAAATTTAAAAATCTCGATTTGCTACCATGTTCATATGTTTCCACAAAAAATGTTCAATGGGGCGGATTAGGAATAGTAGTAACAAAATGATACCTAAAATTATACATACAGCATGGACATCTAATGATTCTTTTAAAAAAAAGTATCATAAGTTCAGAGAGTCATGGATAAGATTCAATCCAGATTGGTCGTTTTATTTTTGGGATCAGCATAATTTTCCATGGGGGAAATTTGACAATATATCAAAAGAGTTATTATCGTCAAACAAGGTTCATTACGTTGTTAAATCAGATGTAATCAGGTATGAAATATTAAGACTGTATGGGGGAATCTATGTCGACTGTGATGTTGAATGTTTAAAATCGTTTGAACCATTATTAATATACGAATCGTTTGTAGGATATGAAAGATATCCTGATATTATAAGTAATTGTATTATCGGTGTTGAAAAAGACAACCCAATTATAATAGATATTTCCAGAACATTAAATGAAAAAATTCTAAATCATCGCGATTACAGCAATAAACATCCTCATGTTTACGGGGTAGGTTTCGCCGGCAGTAAATTAAAAAATCTATCTATGGTTCTTCCTCAAAACGCGTTCTGTCCATTTTTAGGAGAAAGTCGTCCTAAAAATGTCAATTCTAAAAATTATCCAGATGCCTATGCTATTCATCATTTTTCAGGAATGGATGATGATGGATGGGTTAAAAACAGAGAGGTATGATTCATGAAAGTTGCTTTGATATCTGCTAATCTTGGAAAATTCTGCAACCATAATGAATGGGAAAAACAGGAAATAAATCCTGATATCGAATTATCGATATTTAGATTGGATGATAATAATTTTCCTCCCAGAGATAAATCTCTTACTTCAAGGATGCAGGCGAAAATACCCAAAGTATTTGGATGGCAGATGTTTCCAGGATTTGATTATTACATATGGATAGATGCGCGCTTCGAGGTAAAAAAAGGATTTGTACAATGGATGGTTGATCAAAATAAAAATTTTGATTGTTCGTTCTTTACTCATCCATGGAGACATTCGATAAAAGAAGAAGCCGACATGATGAATATTGCATTAAAATCAAAATTTCATAATCATTATGATTATATTCAATCAAGATATACTGGAGAATTTATAGATGAACAACTAGAAATAATTTTCAAAGACAAATCTTATAAAGACAATTACCTTCTTGCGGCGACAACTTTTATTTATAAAAATAACGATGTCATGAAAAACATATTATCAGAATGGTGGCTTCACATTTCAAGATACTGCATCATGGATCAGTTTATTCTTCCTTATTTATTGAGACAATATAAATGCAATCTTAACATTATTCAAGACGATGTTTTTCATGCTAAACATGCTAAATACATCAAATGAAAGGACATCAAAATCATGGACCTGTCAATAGTAATTCCTGCCCGTAATGAAGAATTTTTGCAACAGACAATTGATTCTATTGTAAAAGGAATCAAAGCTGATACAGAAGTAATTGCCGTTCTTGATGGGTATTGGCCGGTAGGGGGAATTAAAGATCATCCGAGAGTAAGGCTTATTCACCATTCTGAATCAATAGGACAAAGAGCCGCCACCAATGAAGGGGTAAGATTAAGCGAAGCAAAATATATAATGAAGATTGATGCGCATTGCGCCATCGATGAGGGTTTCGATGTAAAATTAATGGCTGATATTCAACATGATTGGACCGTTATCCCAAGGATGTACAACCTTCATGTGTTCGACTGGAAATGTCAAAAATGCGGAAATAAAACTTATCAGGGCCCAAAGCCAATAAAATGCGAAAAATGCGATAATAAAACTGAATTTGAAAGAATAATCGTCTGGACTCCACGCTGGAATAGAATGTCGGATTTTGCCAGGTTCGACAGCACTCTTCATTTTCAATACTGGGGAGAGTACAAGCGTCGCCCTGAGGCGCAAGGCGACATATGCGATACCATGTGTCAGATAGGCGCATGCTGGATGATGGAAAGAAACAGATATTGGGAAATAGGAGGACTTGATGAGAATCATGGATCTTGGGGACAAATGGGTGTGGAAATTTCCTGTAAATCATGGCTATCAGGAGGAAGGCAAGTAGTAAATAAAAAAACGTGGTTCAGTCATCTTTTCAGAACACAGCCCGGTTTTGGATTTCCTTATCCCAACCCAGGAGTAAATAAAGCAAGAGAATATTCAAGACAATTATGGATGGAAAATAAATGGGACAAAGCAATACATAAACTTCCATGGTTAATAAAAAAATTTGCCCCGGTTCCTGATTGGCCAAGCGAAACCGATAAAAAAATATCAAAAGGCGTAGTGTATTATACCGACAATCTTTGCGATCCAATGATAAGAGATGTTGTTCAAAAAAATCTTAAACAACGTTGTAATGGTTTTGATGTAGTATCCGTGTCTCTTAAGCCAATTGAATTTGGAAGGAATATTGTTCTTCCTCTTGAGCGTGGAATCCTTACAATGTTCAAACAAATATTGGCAGGGCTGGAAACCAATACTGCTGAAATAATTTATTTATGTGAACACGATGTTATTTATCATGAAAGTCATTTTGATTTTATTCCACCAAGAAACGATACTTATTATTATAATGAGAATACATGGAAGGTCGACGCTACAACAGGACAAGCTTTATTTTATTATTGTAAACAAACATCAGGACTTTGTGCTTATCGCACTCTTCTCATAGAACATTATAAAAAACGTATTGCAAGAATGGAAAAAGAAGGAAGGTATGAAAGAAGTGTTGGTTTTGAACCTGGAACTCATAAATTTCCGCGCGGCATTGATGAACACGGGGCTGAGAAATATTTTTCTGAATTACCAAATATAGATATAAGACATACGACTAATTTGACAAAAAACCGTTGGAGTCAGGATGAATTTCGAAACAAAAATTCATGTCTTGGATGGAAAATGTCGGATGAGGTTCCGGGGTGGGGAAAATCAAAAGGAAGGTTCAAAGACTTTTTACTGGAGGTGTTATGAGTTTTGTAGTTGTATTCAGTAAAGCAACCGGTAGAATACGTTCGATTTTTGTTCCTGATGATGATGAACAAATAAAAAATCTTAAATATTTGGACGGAGAAGATCATGTTATTTTAGATGATAAAGATAAACTTCCACTTCCTGAACTTCAGGAATTAATTAATAAACAAACAGGAATTATCCCAAAAGACGACAGATATGCGGTAGTAGATGCGGCAGGAGAAGTAAAAGCTGTAATAATTGCCGATCCGTTATGTGGAGATGAAATAAAAGATCATGAATTAATTACTTCAACAGAAGCTGAGGTAGGACACACTTGGGATAAAGATGCCCATGTATTTGTTCCTCCAGTAAAGGCGGCAACAACAACTCCTGCGCCAACAACTTCTGTTCCAACAACTCCTGCCCCAACAACCAAAGACCCTTCAATTAAAGATGATTTAATAGAGGATTTTGTCCCTTCAGCGGGACCAGAATAATAAATACATTTTTAATTATGCGAAATAAATTATGGCATGGTATGCATACATATTGTCTGGCACCTCTTGGGCTGGTGTTGACACAGATGGCAGCAACATTACTGTTGAGTGTATTGGTGGTGGTGGCGGCGGAACATCAAGCACGACTGTTAATGATGGTGGTGGGGGTGGCGAATATCGTTCATCAGTAGTGGCATATACATCAGGTTCTACTATAAATGGAATTCAAATCGGACAAGGTGGAACTGGAGGAACTACTGGAGGAAATGGCACTCAAACTAAATGGAATACAAATGTTATAATTGCTGATAATGGAGATGGCGCAGCAGCTGGTGGGGCTGGAGGTTCGGGAGGAACAGGAACTACAGGACGAAATGGCGGCAGCGCAACAGNACCTGGTGGATATGCAGGAGGATCAGGTGGAGGTGGTGCTGGAGGGCCGGCAGCTGCGGGACAACCAGCTGGATCTCGTACTGGCGGTGGTTGGCAAAAAGGAGGTACAGGTGGTGGTGGTGCTGGAAATGGTGCAGCGCAAACTACCAATTCAAGTTCAGCATCAGGAACAGATGGTGGAGATGGGCCTGGAGGAACAGGTCATGGAACCGGAGCAACTTCAAATGTCGCGCCAGGAGCAGCATCATTAGGTGGTGGCGGAGGTGGAAGTTATTATAGCGCATCTGCTCCTCATTATGCCGGCGGAGACGGTTCAACAGCAAATACTTGGGATACCGAATATGGGCCTGGCGGCGGTGGTGGCGGTGGTGGCGGTTTATGTAACGGTGGTAATGGTGGAAATTATGGTGGTGGTGGCGCAGACTCTGGATATCGTCAAGGTACTGAAACAGGAGGAAACGGCGCTCAAGGTATTATCGTCGTTACTTATAAAAAATCAAGCGCATCTGCTTCAGTTTCTCCATCAGCATCAAGAAGTCCTTCCGCTTCAGTTTCTCCATCTGCAAGCGTATCAGCTTCAATAAGCCCGTCTGCTTCTGCGTCTGCATCTGTTAGTCCTTCAGCCAGCGCAAGCGCCTCTATAAGTCCAAGCGCATCAAGAAGTCCTTCAGCTTCAGTTTCTCCGTCTGCCAGTGCATCAGCATCTATTAGCCCTTCAGCTTCAATAAGTCCGTCTGCATCTGTATCTGCATCTGTTAGTCCTTCAGCCAGTGCGTCTGCATCTATTAGTCCGTCTGCTTCCGTATCTGCTTCAATAAGTCCGTCAGCATCAAGAAGTCCTTCAGCTTCAGTTTCTCCGTCTGCATCTGTGTCGGCTTCAGTTTCTCCTTCAGCAAGCGCATCAGCGTCTATAAGCCCATCTGCTAGTGCGAGCGCTTCTGTAAGTCCAAGTGCTTCTATTAGCCCGTCAGCATCAATCAGTCCTTCTGAAAGCGCTTCTGAATCTGTAAGTCCATCAGAATCTATAAGCCCATCAGCGAGTGTAAGCCCTTCTCCACCACCTCCAGTAACTGTTTTTATCACTTCAGGAACAGTATGGAATGAAGAAACAGATGAATCTGATATTGATGTTGAATGTATAGGAGGCGGAGGAGGTGGCGCCGGAGGTGGTGGAGAATATAGAAAAAGCACTATATCTTATAAATCAGGTTCTAATTCTATTATTCAGATAGGACAAGGTGGAGGTCCTACACTTGATGGTACGGATACAAAATTTATAGGAGATTTTGAAGGAATAGGAGAAACACCAAGGTATTGGAATTGTATTACTGTTGCGCCTAATGGCGATGTATATGCTAATGAATTTGGAGATATTTATAAACAAACAGGCGGGGTTGGCCCTTTTGTTGCTTTAGGACAAACAACTAGACTTTGGGAAGCAATGGCTGTTGCTGCTAATGGTGATGTTTATGTTGCTGTAATTAATGATGATATTTATATACAAACTGGAGGTATTGGTAATTTTGTTGGATTAGGCCAAGGAAATAAACAATGGGCAGGAATGACTATCGCTCCTAATGGAGATATTTATACTGTTGAAATTGGTGGTGATATTTATAAACGCACAGGCGGTGTTGGTAATTTTATTGCACAAGGACAAACATCTCGGTCATGGCAGGGAATCGCTGCTGCTCCTAATGGCGATATTTATGCAACAGATGCTGGTGGTGATATTTATAAAAGAACTAATGGCGTAGGCGATTTTATTGCATTAGAACAAGAATCAAGATCATGGTCAGCTATAACCGCTACCCCAAATGGAGATATTTATGCTCTTGTAATTTTTGATGATGTTTATAAACAAACTGGAGGGGTTGGAGATTTTCTTCCGCAACATTGGTCGCAAGGTTCTGTATTTTTAGCTTCTGATCTTAATGGAATTTTATACGCTACTCTTTTTACCTTCATATCTCCTGTTGATATATATAAACAGAAAGTAATAATAGCTAAAGCCGGTCATGGATCTTCATCAGATAGGGCAGGAGGAACAAATGGTATAGGTGATCTTGGATATGATGGTGGCGCAGCCGGTTCTAATGATAATGCTGGCGGTGGTGGCGCTGGAGGGCCTAATGGTATTGGCGCTAAAGGCGGAAATGGCAGCGCAAATGGAGGAGGAGGTGGTGGTGGAGCTGGAGGAGGATCGACTGGAAATAATGGAAGCAATCCATCAGGTGGTGATGGAGGAAATAATTATTTAAGTTCAGGTCATGGAAATGGAGGAAATCTTTCTGGAGATCCTGGCGACAACGGATCAGACGGTGGTGGCGCTGGTGGCGGCGCAATTAATGGAAAAGGTGGAAACGGTGGAAATGGTATAGATTGGACAGCAGAATATGGCGCTGGTGGCGGCGGAGGTGGTGGAGGAAATAATGCAAACGGTGGTAACGGCGGAATTTATGGAGGTGGCGGAGGCGGTACAAATAATGGAACCGCAGGTACTGGTGGTCAAGGAATAATTGCAATAACATACCGTCCCAAACCTTCTGCTTCTGTTTCTCCATCAGCAAGTAAATCTGCTTCAATTTCTCCAAGCGCATCAGTATCTCCGTCGGCAAGCGAGTCCGCTTCAATATCACCATCAGCTTCAGTGTCACCATCAGTTTCCATTTCTCCATCGGCCAGCGCATCGGCTTCTATAAGCCCATCAGCCAGCGCGTCAGCGTCAGTTTCACCTTCAGTGTCTGTTAGTCCATCGGCAAGTGCATCGGCGTCTATTTCTCCATCAGCTTCAATAAGCCCGTCTGCAAGCGCTTCAGCTTCTGTTTCTCCATCTGAATCTATTAGTCCTTCTGCAAGCGCCAGTGCATCTGTTTCACCTAGCGCTTCAATTTCTCCAAGTGCATCTATTTCTCCTTCAGCAAGTGAATCAGTTTCCATTTCTCCATCGGCATCAATATCACCATCTGCAAGCGAATCTGTATCCGTTTCACCAAGCGCATCTATAAGCCCGTCAGCCAGCGTTTCAGCTTCAGTTTCACCGTCAGCGTCTATAAGCCCATCCGCATCTATCAGCCCATCTGCAAGTGCGTCGGCTTCGGTAAGTCCTTCTGAAAGCGCATCAGCATCAGTAAGCCCAAGCGAGTCTGTCAGCCCTTCTGCAAGTATTTCAGCATCAGTATCTCCTTCGGCAAGTGTTTCTGCTTCAATAAGTCCATCAGAATCAGTATCGCCGTCAGCAAGTGTTTCCGCATCTATTTCTCCTTCAGCAAGTGAATCAGCTTCTATAAGTCCATCAGCATCAATTAGTCCTTCCGCAAGCGAATCTGCTAGTATAAGTCCTAGCGCATCGATAAGTCCATCAGCGAGTATTTCTGCTTCAATATCGCCTTCAGCGTCAGTGAGCCCATCAGAAAGCGCTTCAGCATCTATAAGTCCCAGCGCTTCAATCAGTCCGTCAGCATCAACATCACCATCTGCAAGCGAATCAGCTTCGATATCTCCATCAGCAAGTATTTCAGCATCCGTTTCGCCATCAGCCTCAATATCGCCATCAGCAAGTATTTCGGCTTCAATTTCTCCTTCAGCAAGCGTGAGCGCGTCTATAAGTCCCTCTGCATCGATATCTCCATCAGAATCAATATCCCCTTCTGCAAGCGCATCTGCAAGTATTAGCCCATCGGCTTCTGTTTCTCCTTCAGCATCCGAAAGCGCATCCGTAAGTCCATCAGCGTCCGTTTCTCCATCGGCATCAATTAGCGCATCAATCAGTCCGTCTGCTTCAATATCTCCAAGTGCTTCAGTAAGTCCCTCTGCTTCTGCCAGCGCTTCTATAAGTCCTTCCGCATCCGTAAGTCCATCAGCAAGCGAATCAGCTTCTGTAAGCCCATCAGCTTCAATGTCTCCATCCGCAAGCGAATCTGCGTCTATAAGCCCTAGCGCAAGCGTATCTGCTTCAATAAGTCCATCAGCTAGTATTTCGCCATCTGTAAGCGAATCAGCATCTATAAGCCCAAGCGCATCTATAAGCCCTTCAGTTTCAGAAAGCACATCTGTCAGTCCGTCTGCATCTATCAGCCCATCAGCATCTATTTCTCCATCAGCGTCAGAAAGCGCTTCTATATCTCCTTCAGCATCTATTAGTCCATCAGCAAGCGCATCTGCAAGTATTAGCCCATCAGCTTCTATAAGTCCATCAGCATCAGAAAGCGCTTCGATTTCCCCATCAGCGAGCATTAGTCCATCAGCTTCTGAATCAGCATCTATAAGCCCTAGCGCTTCTGTGTCGCCGTCAGAATCTGAAAGCGCATCGATATCTCCTTCGGCATCGATTTCTCCATCTGCTTCAGAAAGCGCGTCAATAAGTCCATCTCCATCAGTTTCTCCTTCTGCAAGTGAATCAGCTTCTATTTCTCCGTCTGCAAGTGAATCGGCTTCTGTAAGCCCGTCTGCAAGCGCATCAGCGTCTATATCACCGTCTGCAAGCGCTTCTGCCTCAATAAGTCCTTCAGCATCTGTAAGTCCTTCTGCAAGCGCATCAGCCAGTATAAGTCCTAGCGCATCGATCAGTCCGTCTGAAAGTATTTCCGCATCAATTTCTCCTTCGGAATCAATTAGTCCGTCAGCAAGTGTTTCCGCATCCATAAGTCCAAGCGCCAGTGAATCTGCATCAGTAAGCCCAAGTGCCAGTGTATCAGCAAGCATAAGTCCATCAGCATCTATTTCTCCTTCAGTAAGTGAATCAGCTTCTATAAGTCCATCAGTAAGTGTTTCCGCATCAATAAGTCCAAGTGCATCAATTAGCCCCTCTGAATCAGTTAGTGCTTCAATTTCCCCAAGCGCTTCAATAAGTCCAAGTGCAAGCGAATCTGCATCTATTTCCCCTTCAGAGAGTATAAGCCCATCAGCATCAGAAAGTGTATCGATAAGCCCATCTGAATCTATTTCTCCGTCAGCAAGCGAATCTGCGTCTATAAGTCCGTCGGCATCCATAAGTCCTAGCGCAAGCGAATCAGTATCGATATCCCCATCAGCATCTATAAGTCCGTCTGAATCTATATCTCCATCGGTAAGTATATCTGCATCTATAAGTCCAAGCGCATCTATAAGTCCTTCAGAATCTGAAAGTGCATCTGTTAGCCCGTCTGCATCAATAAGCCCATCAGCTTCTGAAAGCGTGTCAATCAGCCCTAGCGCAAGCGTATCTGTATCAGTAAGCCCGTCGGCATCTATAAGTCCTAGCGCCAGTGAATCAGCATCTATAAGTCCAAGCGCATCTATTTCACCTTCAGCAAGCATAAGCGCGTCAATAAGTCCATCAGCATCGATATCCCCATCAGTATCAGAAAGCGCATCTATATC